AGATAGAGTAGATGCATCTGAAGCAAAACTTGCAGACGAAAAAAAGAAATCTTTAGGTACAAAGAAAAAAGGTATGGGCAGTACAATACTAACATCTGGTCAAGGAGTAGACGAAGAAGTTTCTACTTCTGAATCATTATTAGGTGGTAAAAAATATTAATGGAAGTTTTTGAGTACATCAAAAAAAGATGTTCTTCTTTAGAAGCATCAAGAAAAACATGGGAAGATCATTGGCAAGAAATATTAGATTATGTAATGCCAAGAAAAGCAGATGTAACTTTTGTTCGTGCTAGAGGAACAAAACGAACAGAAATTTTATTTGATTCAACAGCTATCACAGCAAACAATTTATTAGCAGCCAGTCTTCATGGTACTTTAACTTCTCCTTCACTTCCTTGGTTTACATTAAAATTAAGAAATGAAGAATTAATGGAGGAAAGAGATGTCCAGTTATGGTTAGAAGATTCTGGAAGAAGAATGTATGATACATTTAATGAATCTAATTTTAATACAGAAGTACATGAATTATATTTAGATTTATGTTCTGTAGGTACAGGTGCATTATTTGTTGAAGAAGCAAATGAAGGTTTTGAAAAAGGTTCAATCCATTTTAATACATTACATATTGCAGAATATTTTATTCAAGAAAATGTTAATGGTAAAGTAGATACTCTTTATAGAAAATATAAATTAACAGCTAGACAAGCAATAGAAGAATTTGGTGAAGATAATCTAGGTGAAAAAGTTACTGAAGCATCACAAGCAAAACCAGATAAAGAATTTAATTTTATTCATGCTGTAGAACCTACAAAAGATTATGAAAGAGCAGCAGGAAAAGTAAATACAAAATTACCTTTTCATTCTTGCCATGTATGTATTGAAGATAAAATGACAGTTCGTACAGGTGGTTATAATGAATTTCCATATTTAGTACCAAGATGGTCTAAAGCAACAGGTGAAATTTTTGGAAGATCACCAAGTTATAACGCATTACCAGATATTAAAACTTTAAATAAAGCAGTTGAAATAGGATTAAAAGCATGGGCAAAAGCAATTGATCCACCATTACTTGTTCAAGATGATGGAGTAATTGGTAGAGTAAGAATGACACCTGCTGGTATTACAGTAGTTAGAAATGATGGTGCTATTAAACCATTACAAATTGGTTCTAATTGGCAAATTACTGATATGAAAGAAAATCAATTAAGAACAGCAATTAGACAAGCATATTATTCAGATCAATTACAATTACAAGAAGGCCCACAAATGACGGCAACAGAAGTGCAAGTTAGATATGAATTAATGCAAAGACTTCTTGGCCCAACATTAGGGAGATTTCAAAGTGAATTTTTAAATCCATTAATTGAAAGAGTATTTGGTATTATGTTAAGAGCAAAAGCATTTATGCCAACACCAGAAATGATGGGCAATCAAAAACTAGATATTGAATATGTAGGCCCACTTGCTCGTTCTCAAAGAATGGAAGAATCTATTGCAATAGAAAGATTATATCAATTAGTAATGAATGTAGGTCAAATTGATCCATCAATTATGGATAATATAAATCATGATGAAGCGATTAGAATGAGAGCAAAATTATTAGGTGTACCTAAAACTGTATTAAGAGGAAAAGATGAAGTAGCAGAAATGAGAGAAGCTAAAGCACAACAACAACAAGCTATGATGGAACAACAAGCAGCACAACAACAAGCACAGACGGCTTTAACACAAGGTCAAGCTATGAATCAATTAGGTCAACCAGAAACACAAGAAGGAATGGAACAATCTACAGAAGCAGCTAAAGAACAAGGTCTAATCTAATGGCCGAAAGAGAAGACGAATTAAAACAATTAAAACAAGATTACAGAATTACTTTTGCATCTAAAGAAGGTGAAAGAGTATTAGCTGATTTACAGTCAGCTTATTATCATAGGGGTTCATTTGTAAAAGGTGATCCACATGAAACTTCACACCGAGAAGGTCAAAGATCGGTATTAATCAGAATAATAAATCTTTTAAAGGAGGATAAAAATGACTGATGAACAAACGACCACAACAAACGACAATCCAGTACAGGAAACTGTATTAGGATCGCAAGTAAGTGATAATCAAACTCCAGATTGGAGATCATCCTTGTCAGAAGAATTAAAAGCAGATGCAACATTATCTAATATTAAAGATGTTGAATCAGCAGCTAAAACTTTAATTCACCAACAAAAAATGTTAGGTAGTAGAATACCATTACCTAAAACAGACGAAGAAAAATCTGAACTCTACACAAAGTTAGGAAGACCAGCATCTGGAGATAAGTATGAAATTAATATTCCAGATACTCATAAAGGTTATTTTAATGATGAACAAGTTAAAGAGTTTAGAAATGTTGCACATAAAATAGGTTTAAATAATCAACAAGTTACGGATTTAATAGACTATCAACTTAAATCTGTTGATTATGAAACACAAAGAAAAAATACACAAATAACTGTAGATAAACAAACTACTGAAGATTTGTTACGCAAAGAATGGGGTTATGATTACGATAAACAACATAGAAATGCACAAAGAGCATTAGAAGTTTATGGTGATACTGAACTAAAAGAATTAATGAATGGTGAAGCAGGAAATATACCTGCTGTAGTTAGACTATTTGCTAAATTAGGTTCAGAAGTAACTGAAGATATGGCTAAAAATACACAAAATAATACATTAGCTGTTTCACCATTAGATGCTAAAGCTGAAATTGATAGTATTCAACAAAACAAAAGTCATCCTTATCATAATGGATCAGACAAAGAGCATAAAAATGCAGTTGAACATATGCGACAATTACATGAGAAAGTATTTGTTTAGTTATTAATTATTTGTTATAATAGTTGTACTAATTTCGCCCTATCTTTTAGGACAACGAATAGGTAGCCGTGATTGGCTTTAAACTTCCGAATGATCGTGTCGTGTTACGATAAGGTTTCCCGAAAGGATAAAGACCGATTTACGGAATATGGTAAACTACTATTGTGGTACTTACCCCCTATTCTATATGTAAACTAGGAGATATAAAACATGTCAACTCAAATCACAACAGCTTTTGTTGAACAGTATAAGAGTAATGTTTTTCATCTAGCACAACAAAAAGGTTCTCGTTTAAGAGATACTGTAAGATCAGAAACTATAACAGGGAAATCACATTTCTTTGAAAGAATCGGATCAACAGCAGCCGAAAAGAGAACTAGCAGACATTCCGATACACCGAGAATGGACACACCTCATAGTAGAAGAAAAGTTACTATGGATGATTACGATTGGGCAGACTTAATTGATAACGAAGATAAAGTTAGAATGTTAATAAGTCCGACAAGTGATTATGCGTTAGCGGGTGCTTATGCTATGGGCCGTGCAATGGATGATGCGATTATCTCGGCAGCAACAGGAACATCTTATGGCGGAGTTAGTGGTGGAACAACTGTTCCATTACCAGCAGGTCAAAAGATTGTTCATGGTGGAACTAATCTTACAATTGCTAAATGTTTAGCAGCGAAGAAGTTACTTGATGCAGCCGAAGTTGATCCAGATGAACAAAGATTTTTGATTTGCACAGCAGATCAAATTTCAGACTTTCTAAATATAACGGAAGTTAAATCGTCTGATTACAATACTATTAAGGCACTAGCTCAAGGGCAAATTGATACCTATTTAGGTTTCAAATTTATCCGAAGTGAAAGATTAGGACAAGACGCAACACCTAACAGACAAGTCCTAGCATTTACTAAATCAGCTATAGGTTTGGCACTCGGTGCAGATATAACTACAAAAATATCTGAACGATCTGACAAAAACTATGCAACACAGGTATTTCTATCTATGACAATCGGGGCAACTCGGATTGAAGACGAAAAGATGGTAGAGATAGCATGTGTAGAATAATCTTACAGGAGGATATAATATAATGGCTTATTCAGTTCAAAAAACGAAATGGTCGCAAAATAATCCAACTGAAAGGGTAAAAACTAACGAACAAGCAGGTAGAGTTAGAATTGCTTATGCAACTTACGAAGCAGCAGCAGAACAATCTACTATTGAAATGTTCAATTTACCCAACGGGGCAAGATTATTGCGTGGCTATTTAGGACATGATGCTTTAGGATCAGGAACAACATTATCAGTAGGTTACGCAGCACATACTACTTCAGCAGGAGCAACAGTTGCTCTTGATGTAGACCAGTATAAAGCTGCGGCAGCTTCTACTGCTGATGCGGTAACTGCGTTTCCATCTACAATGGCATTAGATGCCTTTGCAGAAATGGATGCAGATGCTACAGGTGTTCCTATAACTGTTACTATTGCAGGAGGTGATGGTACTAATACTATCAGCCTTGCTATGGAATATGTTGTAGACTAATCATCAACTTAACAAATGTAGGGGCGATATAGATTGATTTCTTATCGCCCTTATTATATATTCAAAAATTATGGCTACAGAAGTTTCTATTTGTTCAAATGCATTAAGAAGACTAGGTGATGATCCAATTACAAGTCTTACGGATGATACAGAAAGAGCAAGACTATGTAATGCCTTTTACACACCAGCAAGAGATGCAGTATTAAGACTACATCCTTGGAATTTCGCTATAACAAGAGCAGCTTTAGCACAATTATCTGCTGCACCCGCTTACGGGTTTTCATATCAATACGCACTACCAACTGATCCTTATTGTTTAAGAGTATTAGGCATGGAGTATGAAGATTATATTTTTAAAATAGAAAATGTAGCAACACATGGTAGAGTTTTATTAACAGATGAAAGCACAGCTAAAATTTTATATGTAGCAAGGATTACTGATCCTACTGTATTTGATTCTATGTTTGTAGATGTTTTAACAGCGAAATTATCTGTAGATTTAGCATACCCTGTAACTAATAGTACAAACTTACAAGATAAATTACAGAAACTTTATCAAGCCAAACTTTCCGAAGCTAGAAGTATTGACGGACAAGAAGGATTTATAGACGATCTTGTTTCTGATACATTTACTGACTTCAGGAAAGCATAATGGCGAGAGTACACCCTTTTCAAACAAACTTTACTGCTGGAGAATTAACACCGAAACTTGCTGGTCAAGTTGATTTTAAAAAATATAATAATGGTGTTGAAACTTTAGAAAATATGACTGTATTCCCACAAGGTGGGGTTACAAGAAGATCGGGTAGTAGATTTGTATGTGAAGTAAAAGATTCTACAGCTTCAGTAAGATTAATTCCTTTTGAATTTAATATTACACAAGCATATGTTTTAGAATTTGGTAATAATTATATAAGATTTTTTAAAGATAATGGACAAATTACAGAAGCTAATAAAACTATAACAGGAATTACACAAGCTAACCCTGCTGTAGTAACATCTTCAACACATGGTTATTCTAATGGAGATCATGTTTGGATTAATAGTGTTGTAGGAATGACACGACTTAATGCAAGAAGATTTATAGTAGCAAATCAAACAACAAATACTTTTGAATTAACGGGTGAAAACTCTACAAGTTATGATGCTTATGCATCTGGTGGAACTGCCGCTAAAGTTTATGAGATAGTAACAACATTTACTTCAGCACAATTATTTGATTTACAATTTACACAATCAGCAGATGTTATGTATATTGTACATCCAAATCATAAACCTGCAAAATTATCAAGAACAGGACATACATCTTGGACATTAGCAGATGTTGAATTTTTAAGAGGGCCTTATTTAGATGCAAATACATCTTCAGCAACTATGACACCAAGTGGTACTTCTGGTTCTGTAACAATTACAGCATCTACAAGTACATTTGTTGCAGGTGATGTAGGAAGATTAATTAAAATAGAAACAGGACATGCAAAGATTACAGCTTATGGTTCTGGAACATCTATAACAGCAACAACTACAGATAATTTTACAGGTACAGGAGGACAAACAGATTGGTCTTTAGGTGCTTGGAGTAGTGTTTTAGGTTATCCTAAAACTGTATCATTTTTTGAACAAAGATTAGTATTTGGTGGATCAACAAATTATCCTCAAACAATATGGGCAAGTGAATCTGGATTATACGAAGAATTTGATGCAGGAGATGGTAGTGCAGCAGATGCATTTATTTATACAATTGCAGCAAATAGAGTAAATGTAATTAGATGGTTAGCACCAGCAAGAGATTTAATTGTAGGTACTGTAGGTGGTGAATTTAAAGTTGGAAGACCAACAGGTGAACCTTTAAAACCAGATAATGTTAATATTGCACAACAAACTACATATGGTGGTTATACAACAGCACCTATTCAAATAGGTAACGCAGTTTTATTTGTACAAAGACAACAAAGAAAAGTTAGAGAATTTTCATATCGTTTTGAAGATGATGCATATTTAGCACCAGATATGACATTACTTGCAGAACATATAACTGATACAGGAATTGTTGATGTGGATTATGCACAAGAACCAGATTCAATTTATTGGGCTTGTAGAACAGATGGCACACTATTAGGTATGACATATCAAAGGGAAGAAGATGTAGTGGCTTGGCATAGACATATTTTTGGTGGTTCAAATAAATTTACATTTAATGGAGCAAGTGGAGTAACAACTTATACATCAGATGCAAATTTTAATGGTTATATTACTATATCATCTCACGGATTATCTACAGGTGATGCAATTACCTATAGTGCTGGTGGTGGAACTAAAATACCACAATTAACAGAAGGGGAAACTTATTATGTTTTTGCTAGAGATAGTAATACAATAGAATTAGCAGATACCTATGCACAAGCTATAGATAGAACAATAACACAAATAGCTGTTGGTTCTGGTGCTAGTCATTCAATAACAGCAAAAGCAAGAATTAAATCAGTTACATCTATAAATTCACTATCTGAAAATCAAGTATGGATAGTTGTAGAAAGAAGAATTAATGGAGCAAAAATACAATACATAGAATATTTAGATAGTACATTAAATATGGATTGTACATTATCTGCTCTAGTTAATGCTGGAACTACAATTGTAACAGGTTTAAATCATGTAGAAGGTGAAAGTGTACAAGTATTAGTAGGAGATGCTGTTTATCCTAATCAAACTGTATCAGGTGGTTCTATTTCTGTAACTTTACCTGCACAAACAGGATATAAAAGTATTGAGATTGGATTAGGTTATACTTCTAAAATTAAAACTATGAGAGTAGAAGCTGGATCACAAGCAGGTACTGCACAAGGAAGAAAAAAAAGGTATAATGAAGTTATGGTAAGATTATTAAAAAGTGTTGGAGTTACAATAAATGGAGATCAATTACCATTTAGAACATCTGCTACACCAATGGGGCAAGATATTCCAGATTTTACTGGAGATAAAAGAGTAAGTAATTTAGGATGGGATAGAGATGGGCAAATACAAATTGAACAAACACAACCCTTACCAATGACAGTTTTAGGTATAACAGGAACAATGACAACAAGTGATTAATATGGAGAAAATATAAAATGGCATTTCCGTGGTTAGCAGTAGCAATAGCTGGTAGTACAGCAATTTCCTATATGGGAAGTGTACAACAATCTAAACAACTCAAAGCAGCTTCTGCTTGGGATAAATACCATTTAGATATTAGAAAAATGCAAGATACTATTATGGCTAATGAAAGAGCAAGAAAATTAATAAGTGAAAAGAGAGCCGCTATTGGTGCAAGAGGTGTTGCATTTACAGGTTCAACATTATTAGAACAAGAAAGTGTTGTAGAAAATTTAGAAGACGCATTATTTTGGATAGATAAAGGTGTTGAAATGGATATGAGAACAATGGATATTAAATTAGCTGGTGCTTTAAGCCAAGAATCATATGCAAGAAAAACATCTTTATTATCGGGTATGGGTAAAAGTTATACTGCTTATCAAACAAGAAATGTGTAGGTATAATTTATGGTTTATAAAATTATAGTAAGGAATCAAGAAATGGATGTAGTATTTAAAGGATATAGTAAAACAATACCAAAAGCGGGTGAAGATTTTAAAGCATGGACTATTACAAAAGATCAAAATGGTTCTGTACAACAAGCAGTCTTTCAACCAGCACAATATAGAATAACTTACGAGGAAACAAATGCCAATAAAAATTAATCCTGTTAGGGGAGAAATAGAACAAAAATCTATTAGTAATAGAGGTTCAACATTATTAGATTCAGTAAAATCTAATAGAATAAATTACGAAAGTTTTACTAATGAGTTATCTTCTATTGCACAAACAATTAATTCTCATAATGATAAATTAAACCAAAGAAGAATTACAAATAAAAGTACGAAGTATAATGCCTTAATGGCTACAGATGTGAACAACTTTTCACAAGATATAGAAATAGGAAAATATAATTCAGAAACACAAACTTATGATCCTTATACTTTAGATGAAATCACTACAAAACAAACTGAATTTAATACAAAAATGGAAAAAAAATATAAAAATAAAATCTATAAAGATGATGATGCAGCATGGGAACATTTTGCATCTTATTATTGGAATAATTTAAAAGCGGCAGATTTAGGTTCACACCAAGGTAATAAAAAGAAAATACTTGCAGATACTGCGATAGCTTGGTCAATTTATAAAACATCACAAGGAAATGATATTAAAAATATTAAAGCTGATGATACAATGTGGTTAAAAAGAGATCACCTTATAGCTAAAGAAAAAGAAATGTTTGCATCAGCAGTAAGTTCAGGTGTTGGTAATATAGATTTAACAGCTAATATTAAAGCTATAAATAATGAATTTTTAATTAAAGCAATTACTTCAACACACGAAAAACAATTATTTGGTGATGGTATTAACGGAAACAAAACAGGTTATAATTGGTCAAAGATAGTAGAAGAAATAAATTCAGATAAAGAATACTTTGGTTATAAATTAAATAAAGATGAAAAAGAAAGTTTACTAGATTATTCAAAGAATAAGGCAGCAGAACAAGACTTTTGGGAAATGAGATCAAAAGATCAACATAACGAAAAATTATTTAAAGACAATATTGAATCTATTAGAGATGGTACTACGACTATTAGCCAAGTAGAAAATTTAGAATTTACAGAAGATGAAACAGGAAATAAATTAAAAAATGAACTTGTAACTTATGCAAGAAATAAAATGTTAGGCAATATTCCAGATGAATCAGAAATTCTTATGTTTAGACATTTAAGAACAGAAGTTGTTGAAATGAATGTAACATCTTTAACAGAAGATGTAGTATTACCTTCTGATAGTAAAATTGTAGCTAAATTTACTGAAGCTCAAAAAGTTAAATATCTTAATAAAAAAGGTGAATTTGTAGGTATGAGTATTATGGAAAGAGTTAATGAAGGATTTTTAAGTGATGATGATTACCAAAGATTATATTCTATTGTAAATGATCCACAATTAACAACTAATTTAAGAGAATTTAGTAAACTGATTAAAGCACACGAAAAGGAAATTAGAGGTGTTTTAAGTAAGTATGATTTAAAAGCAGATGTTAGAGTTTATCAATTAGAAACATTAGCGGAAAAAGAATTTATAAAAGGTCTAAAAGATGGAAAAAAACCAGAAGATATGCTTGATCCTTTTCATGACGATTTTATTTTAAAACCAGCATTATTAGAAAGATTTACTGTTACTATAACTGAACAATCCAGAATAATTTCAGAACAAATGGCAAAAAAATCTGCTGTTATTGGTGAAGTAAAATGGGAAGGCCCTGTTTGGGATAATTATAAAGATAAATATACCACAGCAGATGAATTTTATGATGGAATAGAATTTCAAACTTATCTTAAAACAGAAAGTTTTAAAAAATGGGATAAAGCAACTAAAAATGCAGACGCAACAGTAGTAGCATCTGGAGAAGTAAAAACAAAACAAATTACTAATGAAAAAGAAAGTGGTGTATTTAAGTTTAAAGAATATGATGATGGAAGTGTTGAACCAAAACCAAAAGCTAAAACTTTAAAATATTACGAATGGTTAAAAGTATATAATAATACACATAATGGAGATGGAACTCCTAAAAATAAAGGATTTCTTCAAGAGGAATAATTTTTAATGGCTAATTGGGAAGCAATACATCAAGCTACAGGAGTTGCAGATGATAAAGAAGCATTAATAGAATATAATACAAGAAAGATGCTTTTGTTAAAGGCTTCAGGGGCTAGTGATGAAGAAATACTTGGAACAAATAAAAAATCAATATTATTAGAAAACGAAATGACTTCTTTTTGGAGTAATCCAATAGAAGCTATTGAAGATTGGGCAGTAGGAGATGATGCTGATTGGCAAACATATTGGGAAAGAGGTCTAGGAAAATCAAATATAAATTTATGGATGCAGCACAGATCAAGTCAAGGAAAAACTACATTTGGAAAACATGGCTATGATTGGAGAAAAGCATTTTCAGAAGAACCAGATGATACAGGTGCTATAGAAAGATTATTTGAATCATTAGCTAGTATAGGTGCAGATGCCCCTACTTTTGGTGTAGGTATGGCTATAGGTAGTTTGTCTGGAAATCCTTTTGGTACAGGTTTTGGTGCAGGTTTTGTAAATGATTCAGTTAAGCATATGTATCTTGCTGCTTTAGAAAGAGGAGATGTAGATACATTTGGAGAATTTTGGGAAATGTTTTTAAAACACGGAGTTAAAGAAGGTATAAAAGGTGGTTTAACTATGGGAGCAATGATGGCTGCACCAGCCGCATTACCTTATTTAAAAACTGCTAAATATACATTACCTGTTAATAAATTCACAGTAGCATCTTCAAGATGGGCTGCCTTAACAGGTGTAGGTGCGGCAGTTGAAGGTCAATTACCAACAAAAGAAACAATGGTAAATAATGCTTTAATACTTGGAATGTTTGGTTTTGTTGATCCTAAAGCAAGTGAAATGGTAAATAAAAGTTCTGTTAAAAATAAAACTGATGGTTTAACTATTATTGAACAGTTATCAAAAGATACTGTTATGAAACAAGAAGCTGGCAGTAAAAATAAAACAACATTTTCTAAAGATAAGAAACTTATAGAATCAGAAGTTAAAACATTACGAGAAGAATTAGCTGAATTAAATAAATTAGATAAAGAATCTAAACCTAAAGTAGTTAAAGATATAAAAACTGAAACTCAAAAAATAGAAACAGAAATTAAAACATTAGAACAAAATATTAAAGAAGCTAAAACCGAATCTATTAAAAGTCTAAATGAAACTAAATTAGAAACTTTTGAAAAGGAATTAAAAGAATTAAAAGAAGAAAAAGGAACAAAAGTTATTGAAGAAAAAGATGTAGAAACTTTTACTAAAGAACAAAATGTTAGAGTTGAAAAAGAATTAGTAGAGTTAGAATCTAAACAAACAGATGTTCAAGCTGAAATACATACATTAAAATTAAGAAAAAAGAACAATGAATTTTATAATGATTCTAGGTTGCAAATACTTAAAGCTGAAGCAAAGAAAAATACTATTGAAATAAAGAATAAAAGAACATTGCTTAATAAAGATAAAAGAATAACAGAAATAGAAAAGAAATTAGCAGAAAATGGTGAAATTGTAATTAAAACATTTGAAAAGAATAAAGATTTTAAACCACATAAAAATCCAATCATTAATAAAATTATGGAAACAACAGCAATGGGTAAAATAAAATTAAAAAATACTACTACTGAATCTGTTAAAAATAGTTTTATGAAGGCTTGGATAGATAGATTATATCCTTTATATAAACTTGTTGAAAATGCTAGACAAAGAGGAGTATCTATAAAAGATGCTTGGGATGTTTATAGACAAATGCGTATTCAAATGGGTAATATTGGCAAAGGTTTTCATTTCATTAAAAGAGCTACATTTGATTTTAAAACATTAAAAGATAACGGAAAATCTTTTATTGAAGTGATGGATAAAGTTATAAGCAAAGTAGAGCATTATCAAGAATTTACAGCATTTATGATAGCTAAAAGAGCTATGGAAAAATTTGAACAAGGTATTTCTACTGTTTATTCACTTACAAAAGCTGAAAGAGTAGATTTAGTAAAATTAATTAAAGAGTTTGAAGGTAAGTATGGAGAAACATTTAAAGAATTAAATCTATATCAACAAAGAGTATTAACATATTTAAAAGATGCTGGTGTGTTATCACCAGAATTATATTCAAGAGTATTAGAATTAAATAGAGATTATACACCTTTAAATAAAGTTTTAGATATTTCTATAATGAACGAAAAAGGTAATACAGGATTAGGTACAATGGTTAAAAATCCATTAAAGAAAATGGAAGGAAGTATAAATACTAAAGTTAATATTGATCCTATTGAAACAATGTTTTTAAATACATTACACTTTGTACAAATAGCTGAAAGAAATTCTGTTAATAAAGCATTTATTAAAATGGCATTAGAAGCACAAAAAACAAAAGCAGTATATGAAAAAGATGGTCAAAATTTATATGATCCATTTGCAGATATTTTTGAAGTAAAAAATTTAAAAGAAATTAAAGTATCTGAAAAGGAATTAAGTAGTCTTTTTATAGATAGCAAAGGAATGAGTGAAAATGCTAAACAAGGTTTAACAGTTTTAAGAAAACAAGATGGGTGGTTAAAAGATTCTGAGATTGCTATATATGAAAAGGGTAAATTAAAAGTTTATGATGTAGGTCTTGAATATGCAACAGCTTTAAAAGATGTAAATAGATACCAAGCTAATATTTTTGCGAGAATTGCTTCTATACCTACAAAAACATTAAGAGCAGGTGCTACACTTGATCCAGCATTTATTATTAAAAACTTTGGTAGAGATACATTTTTTGCTACAGCATTTTCAAAAAATAATTTTATTCCTATATGGAGTTCATTAAAAGGTTTATTTCATATGGTTAAAGATAAAAAATCTGGTAATGCTTTATATGCTAAATTTATGAAATCTGGTGGTATGCAATCTACAATGTTATCATTTGATAGGGCTTACTTTAGAGATGGCCAAATATTATCAGAATTAACAGGTAGAAATTTACATAATGCTGTTAAACCTAAAAACTGGTTAGAATCATTAAGAGTATTTTCTGAAATAATGGAAACTTCTTCAAGATTAGAAGATTTTAGAATGACAGTTAAAAGATTAGAAAAAGAAAATGTTAAATTATCTAAAAATCAAAAATTAAGTGAAAGAGAAATAATAGAATCAGCAGGTTTTGAAGCAAGAGATTTAACAGTAGATTTTAGAAAAATGGGTAATCATATGCAAGGGTATAATATGATCTCGGCTTTCTTTAATGCTAGAGTACAAGGACTATTAAAAATTAAAGAAGGAGTTTTTAGTAAAAATCCAAAAATAAGAAATAAAGTTTTAGCTAAATCTGTTATGTGGATAACAGTACCCACAATGTTATTATGGTATAAAAATAAAGATAGTGAGGTATATAAAAATATACCACAATGGCAAAAAGATTTAAGCTGGATTGTAATAACAAATGAAGGAACACCAGATCAAGTAGTGTGGAGAATACCAAAACCTTTTGAAATAGGTTGGTTATTTGGAACATTACCAGAAAGAATTGCAGATTGGATGTATAATGATAATCCAGAATCTTTTAAAGAAAGTGTTTTAGATATGAGTAAAGATTTATTTATGACACTTGGGCCAATACCAGAAATTGCTAGACCTTTTATGGAAGATGCTAAAAATGAAAATTTTTTCTTTGAAAGACCTATTGTACCTTATAATTTAGAACAGATATTACCAGAATATCAATATACAGAATATACAAGTGAAACAGCTAAACTTATTGCAAGGGCTTTTGCTTCTTTAAGAGATACTTTAGGGCAGGAAGAATTATGGGGGCCAAGTTTAGATAGTCCAAATAAAGTAGAAAATTATATAAGGGCTTGGACAGGTGGATTAGGTAAACATGTTATGGCTATATTAGATTATTCTTTTAAAACTATAGGAGTAACAAAACCACCTATAAAACCTTGGTCAGATAATTGGGTAAGAAATCTTGCAGATATGCCTATTATTCAATCATTTGTAGTAAGACATCCTAGTTCTAGTGCTGAACCTGTACATAAATTTTGGAAAATGTATAGACCTATTAATGTAAAACTTAAAACCTTTGAAAAATTAATGTCTGATAATAATGTAGAGGAAGCTATGAAAGTATGGGAAAGTATTGATCCAGAATTATTATACTTAATAGAAATGGCTAAACCTATTAAAGAAATGGGTGATGTTATTAGTTTAATTTATAAAAATGATGGTATATCAGCTAATGATAAAAGACAATTAATTGATGGTTTTTATGAAAATATGATAGATATAGCTAAACAATCTATAAAGATTAAAAAAGAGATAAGGAAAAAATAACATTTAATTTAGAGATAATTAATGATAGTATATAGAAAATGACAATTACAACAACCATAATAAAGAACAGTTTTAGTGGTAATGGCAGTACAACAGTTTTTGCTTACAGTTTTAAGATAGCTACAACTGCTGATATGGAAGTTATTATCCGATCTTCTACAGGAACGGAAACTGTCAAATCTTTAACTACTCACTATACAGTAAGTGGAGCAGGTTCTGCTTCAGGTGGAAATGTAACTATGGGTACTCCACCAGCGACAGGTGAAACATTAGTTATAAGAAGAAGTACAACTCAAACACAAGCATTAGATTTAGTAGAAAATGATCCCTTTACTGCTGATAGTATGGAAGGTGCATTTGATAAAAATTTATCTGTTGCACAAGAATTACAAGAGCAAATAGATAGATCATTAAAAATTAGTAGAACCAATACTATGACAAGTACGGAGTTTACTACTTCGGCAACTGATAGAGCATCTAAAATTTTAGCATTTGATAGTTCTGGAGAATTAGCAGTTACACAAGAATTAGGAACTGTCCGAGGTAATTGGGCAGCAAGTACAGCTTATGTTGTAAGAGATATAGTTAAAGATAGTTCTAATAATAATATTTATATTTGTTTAACTTTACATACAAGTTCGGGTAGTACCCCAATATCTTCAAATACAGATGTAGCTAAATGGTCTTTATTAGTTGATGCGGCATCTTCAACGACTTCTGCTACAGCAGCAGCTACAAGTGCTACTGCGGCAGCAACTTCAGCAACTGCGGCTGCATCATCTGCATCTGCGGCTGGTACATCTGCAAGTAATGCTTCAACATCTGCATCAACAGCAAGTACACAAGCTAGTAATGCATCTACTTCAGCAAGTTCAGCATCTACAAGTGCTACAAGTGCTGCGGCAAGTTATGATAGTTTTGATGATAGATATTTAGGTTCTAAATCATCTGATCCATCAGTAGATAATGATGGTAATGCATTAGCAACAGGTGCATTATATTGGAATTCATCTACTAATCAAATTTTCTCTTATACAGGTTCAGCTTGGGTAGCAATTAAACCTACAAGTTCTGAACAAACAGCAATTAATGGTGCAGCAACAAGTGCAACAAATGCAGCAAATAGTGCAACAGCTTCAGCAACATCTGCTACAGCTTCAGCAACATCTGCAACGGCTGCTGCTACATCAGCAACTGCGGCAGCTAGTTCTGCGACAGCAGCAGCAAGTTCAGCAACAGCAGCTTTAGGAGATTTAGACACATTTCAAGATCAATATTTAGGAGTTAAAACTTCTGATCCAAGTGTTGATAATGACGGGGATGCTTTGACATCTGGTGATTTATATTTTAATACATCAACAAGTATTTTACGAATTTATGATGGTTCATCATGGGTAAGTGCAGCAGTAGATACATCAACAATGGCTAGTGCTGGATTTAGCATTGCCATGTCTGTCGCATTATAATATAAGGAGAAACAATGGCACAAAACTTTAAAAATCAACTGGCAAGAAACACAGGAACAAGTCCAGTAGATATTTTAGCTGCGGCTGATAGTTATGATACAGTTGTTGGGATAAGATTAGTGAATGTTCACGCATCTTCTGCAATTAATGTAAGTATTTACATTATAAGCACAGGCCCAGTAACAACTTATCTAGTAAAATCAGCACCCATTCCTTTAGGTTCTAGTTTAGAACTTATTGATGGTGGCTCTAAAATAATTTTGAAAAGTGGCGATAAGATAACAGCAGTTAGTGATGTAGCAAGTTCACTTGATACTGTTGTATCATATATTGACGCAATAAGTACATAAGGAAAATAAATTGGGATATTTAGGAAATAAACCTACAGCAGTACCGATTGAAAGTTCGGATTTACAGGATAACATTATTACATCTGCAAAGATTGTTGATGGTGCTATAACTGGAGATGATATTAATGCAACATTTAATATTGGTTCTAAAACAGTTACATTACCTGCGTCATCTGTAACAACACACGCATCAGATTATATTGCTTGGCAATCAGTAGTTACTGCGGCAACTTTAACAGTAGTAGCAGGTAGAGGTTATCCAATTAATACAACATCAAATGCTTGTACTATTACATTACCAGCTTCAGCAAGTGTAGGAGATACAATTAAATTTGTAGATTATGCTAGAAACTGGGGAACAAACGCATTAACAATA